CTTTTCCAATATCTGAGTCACTATCAAAGTCTTGAAAGCGCTCAAAGCTTTTACGAATACTAATATCTACACTTCGGCGCATATGCCTAAAGGTAGTTCGCATTACAAACGTTTTACTAAACGGTTTGTCTGTCATACTAAGTCTTTCTAATAGGATTAAGGAAGCCCCAATTAAGGGACTCCCAAAGTATTTTAATTTATGGTAGTGTAACTGGTCCAAAGAAATCAGACTGAGTTGACATAGTAACCGTAGCGGTTGTAGCGTCTGTCAACGCAGGATTTACTAGGATAGCTTCGATTTTACCTGTAAAGTAAAATTCTGTATTACCATAAGCCAACGCTGTATTTGCAGTGTCAAGACTTGCTGCAAGTGTAGTTGCTTGTGAACACATCATAAAGCGGAATGCACCTTGTGTACCAATAAGAGCATGGAAATCATCCATGTCATCAGGAATATAGTTAACAGTAACTTCAAGTGTTGGTGCGTCAGACTGACCTTGCACCTGAGAAGAAGTTGCTTGTCCATAAACAGGTACGTTTACGATGTTAGCAGGAGTACCAATTGAAGGGAATTCACGTACTGATGGAATTCGTGAAATAGCACTAGCGTTTGCTGTTACAAACAAACCTGCGTATTCAGCAGCAGTGTCTACAGAAGCTGCAGGTGCTGCTGCATGAAAGTCTAGGTATGTAAAAATACCTGAACTCAAAGATGAAATATGAGCCATTTGTTATTCTCCGTATATTTTAAATGGTATTATGTATTGTGCGCGATAAAGCGACTGATTAGCTGGGTCTAGCCCTTCTACATTCAAATAAGATTTTCCAAACTCTGTCTTATTAGTTAAAATTTTATTTTCAAATGAGTTGTCTAGTATATCTGAAATTTGCATAATGCGAGTTTGTCCCTCGCCAGCTTTAACAAATATTCTAACAATTAATAAACCTGAAAGGCTTTTATCACCGCCATAAGCTAAATGATCAGAAGCACTAGGAAGAATATTAAAACGACAAAATTCATTACTGTTTGAAATTGAACCCTGATAATTTTCAGGATACATTGCTATGTTATTACTTGTCCAAGCTGATGAGGCAAAAACACTATTAACATCCGCTAAGATATTGTGAAACATTTTAAGGTTCCTTTGTCAAAGTGGCTTCAATAGTAAAGTCGTTATCAGTATGATCTGTTATATTATAAACTACTGAGCCTACAGTAAGCGTATCATAAACTGATAAATCAACGCCTGATTTTAAAATAGCTTTATAATTAAAACCATCTCCAGCAGGTCTTTCTGAAGACTCAATTATAACCGATACTGTAGCGGAAGTAATAGTACTAACAGTATTATCAGTAGCAAAATCATAGCTTGTAACTGCTTTAGTTGATAGTGTAGCAGTCTTAACAAGATCTCCTGCTCTATTAAAAGCTTTATTAACGGCAGCTGTTACTTTTGCTGATAAAGACATTAGTTAGCCCTCCACCAAGAAGAACCCATACCTTCTACACCTCTTCGAATAAGGTGACGTAAAGGTTTAATTACAATACTAGGTGTAATTGAAGTTCTTGTAACGTCTCCATTAGTATCAGATAAACTAATACTTCCAATAGAAATGCTTTCAAAGGTTTGAGTTGTTTGTGCTAACAAATCTTCATTGTTTAACAAATGCAATGCCTGTTCATAAACAGCAATTTTAACTTCATTAGGAATTTCTGACTCTGTAAATTTAACTTCTAAATTTAATCTAGGATTATAATGAGAAGTGTTTTTACGAGGCCATGCAAGAGCTTGGGAAGAACTAACAGCAGAACCAATCCAAGAACGATTGTCTATAAGCTGTGTAGCTGTTACTAGTGCATCTTCTTTTAACAAAGCAGAAGCAGCATCCCAAGACGCTGCATCAATTCTAGTTTCAAAGTAAGTTTCTGCATCAGCAACTGCAACATAACTATTAGTATTTAGAACTAAAGCCATTAGTCCCTCCTAAATTATTATGAGTGGAAGATTGGCAAGATGCCCAAGTTCAGAGCATTCATTTTACGGCCCCAAGAAGCAGCAGCAGCATAAGTTGCGTTTGTTGCAAAGGCGTTTGTTGCGCCTGACCAGTCATAACCCATTGGGTGCATGATAAAGCCATAACGATACCAAATGTTAGTTGAACCACCACCAGTGTAAGAAGCCGCATCACGGTCTACTTCAACAGGAGTTGGAACACTTACGGGTGCGTAAGTTACTGAAGCTGGTTTAATCAAGAAAGAACATTTAGTTGATTGAGCATTCAAGTCACCTGAAGCAGCACCAGAAATCATTTGGTTTGCACGAGTCATTACCAAACGGAATTTTCCACCAAATACGGTTTGGAATTCAAGGTTGCCATCTTGTACACGAGTTTCGTCTACTAGGTTAGCCGCACGCATTTCTGCCATAACTTCTGGTGAAGTTACAAGATACATAAAGTCTGGTTCATAGTCTTTGAAGCCCATACCTAATGCTTTAAACAAACGCTCACCACGAGCAGCGCCTGTAGCAGTAGAGTCAAACAATGGGCGAGCATCTGAAGAACCTGTTGCAGCTGCACCAAATTCACCAAGAGCGTTAACGTCTACAAAGTGACCAGTTGCAGCAGCATCCCCATCTGTATCAAATGCAGTGTAACCACCGTTACCTGAACCACCTAGATCACCAAGAGTAACTTCGCTTAGTGCTACACCTTTAAGGCAAGACAACAAAGCATTACCCTCATCGTCACCACGTACTTGTGCAAAGTCACGAGCAATTTTAGCAAGACCATCTTGCTTTGAAATTACTTCTTGCAAGTTAACTTGTTGCGCACCAAATGTACGAACAGTCTTGATGTAATCTGAGATATCAGTTGTGATATCGGTGTATGTACCATCTGTTGCAGAAGACAAAGAAGCAACGTTAATGTTTGCTGCAAGTGGTTGATACCAACGGAATTGACCTGTAAAGGATTCTCCGTTAGCGTTGATGTCATCACGTTGTCCTACAATACCTGATGAGTTTAGTTTCTTTTCAGTAGTGTAAGCTTCGTCTGCATAAGCAGAAATAGCCAATGCTACATTTTGAAAGTCTGTATTTGTAATAGCCATCTTATATTTCCTTGTATATAACTATTTATATTTAATAATTGAAACTACCTAGTTGTCCTTTTGCAGCAAGATTTAATACTTCCTGTGTTGACATTTCACTAAGTGCTTTCTTTTCATTAGTATTAGAAACACCTGCTGGTGTTGCCGTTCCTGCCCCTGAGTTAGCTTTAACTCGAAACAAGAAAGAATTATCTTCATTACTTGAGTAAGAGGTAATAAAGTCTTGAATAGTAGTTCCTGACTTATGAACCCAACTACCGTTTTCATTCTGAACAAGTTGCTCAACAATATCACGGTAAGCTAGTTGACGACTACGATCATTTCGGAAATCTAAACCACTAAGCAATGAATTAACAACGCTATCTCGATTTAACTTAGTATTTTCTTCTTCGTAGACTTTTAGTTTAGCTTCAAGATCAGCAATTTTCATTTCTGATAACTCTTGAAGTTTTCCTTCTTCTTCTAGCCGCTTCATCGTTTCTTGTTTTTGTTGTTGTTCGATTTCAGCAGCTTTCTTAAGAGCTTCGTCTCGCTCTTTAGCCATGCGGTCAACATTAGACTTCATTTTAGCAAGTCTATTGGCAACCTCTTGTTCAATTGGATCAACACTGTCAGATGTTTCCTCTTGAACAGTTTCTTGTTCATTAGTCTCATTGGACTCTTTTTCAGTTACTTCTTCTTCAATTACTGTATTTTCTTCACTCATAATATTTTCCTTTCAAGCACAGCTTGAGGTTAATGTTTAATTTTGATTCACAGAATCTAAAAAGGCATAGGCTATTACAAATAACTATGGCCCGATACCATACCAGTCCTGCCCGTCTTTAAGCGGGGCTAGTATGTCTTTTCTTGTTATTTTATTAGGAGGGTCAATAAGACCCTGATCTTTAGCTTCTTTAAGAAGCCTTTGGTAAGTTCTATAAGACATTCCTTGTCTGCGCATTTCTCTAAGGGTTTTTCTTATAGTATCGCCTTCTAGGGCATCTGCATAGATGGTCCTTAAAGCATCTTTTGCACGTCTTGCTTCTCCTATATTAGTAAAAAAAGCATCGTGAATTGTTCCACTGTCTATGTTATTTTTACGCGCCCATAAATGAAATCGCCTAACTATAACAGCATCATTACTGTGGTTTCCATTAACACCTAACCCAATTCTAGCATCATTAAGAGAGCCTTTACCTAAAAGCTTTCCATCTTCAGCGCTAGATTCGTATATATTAGATATTTTTCTGTTTGTAACCGGATCTCTAAATTCAATACGCTCTTGAATTTTAGGACGGTATCTTTGTGTCATTATTTTGCCATCAAATGTAACCCACGGAATATCAACTTTTTGAGTTTCTTCAACGTAGGCTTTAGCAACTTGTTTCCAATAGTTAATAAAGTTATCAGTAACAGGCGCTCTATCAGCAAGATTTTTAGACATAATTCTAGATATTTCTGAGAACTCTTTTGGTCCAATAATGCCTCTACGAGCATTAGTAAGCTTGTTAACAAAATCACCAACATCAGGATGTATGTCTTGAGCTTGTTTTAATAAGGTACGACCAACAGGTTCGTTTTTATTAATTAATTCTACAAGTTCATTTCTAAAGCTTTTAAGTTCTTCTACTGTACCTGTAGCACCTAGCCGTTCAGCTACTTTAATTTTACCATCAACAACTCTAAGATTAGCCCCTAAGTTATCTTTAGTAACTGTTATAAAGCCTTTTTCGTCAAGTACTTTAGACAGTTTATTAGCCACGTTAGCGGTTTTCGTAGCAGCTCCAGCACCATAAAATGATACCATGTTTTGAGCTTTGGCTGCTTTAGCAAGATCTTCCCATGTAAGATTAGCATCTCTGAGTGCAGGTATTTTAAGAAATTCTGGGTCATTAACTGTATCCATTGCAACTAAGTCATAAAGACGATTTTTTTGAGTTGTAGCTAAAACATTTGAAGCTTGAGAAACTGCTCTGTCTCCCGTAGAAAGCCCTATGATTTGAGCTCCACTAGATGAAGCATCATTTTCAATCATAAGTTTTGTTTTATAGCTAGTTATAGGTTTACCCTGTTTAAGGTGTTTATCAATTCGAGCATATTCAATTGCCATTCTACCCATTTTAGGTACTTCTGGACCTTCTAGACCTCTTATTAATGGATGCTCAAGAAACTCT